AAGATAGAGAGGAAAGAGAGATGGAGAAGGAGCATTTCTAGCCATTCTTAAATTTTCTTCGCTGTTAAAAAAGTTAGCAAAATTACCAAACAATGAATTAGAAATCTCTTGTGCGCCATCGTTATCATCTTGGTTTACAACTTTTATACCGCCAGGTTTTTCACCCTCTTTACCCTCTTCACCTGCTTGTTTTGGGTCAGCAGATTTTGCTGGGTCTGTGGATGTTCCTGTAGTATCTCCTGCTGCTCCATCTATTGTTGCTTGTTCTTCTTCAGTTGTTTTTTCTTCGTTAGCTATATCTGTTAAAGATTGTGTAGTATCTTCTCCGATACTTGCTCTTCCAATAATTCCATCTAAAACGTCTGTTCCAATTCCCATTCTTAACATGCCGCTTTGATTTGATAATTCACTTGATTGACCAGTTATGTTTTCTTCATCAAAATCAAATCTTTCACTTTTAAAAAAATCTTGTGGTTTAACATCGTCTTGGTCAGCCATAAACCCAGAAATACCTCCCATGCCTAAATTTGCAAGTCCTTCTCCCATGGTTTTTCCAAAATCAGAAGTTATACTTGCTATTTCTTGAACAAAACTTCCACCACTTAAAGGAGCTTCTAATCTTTCTCCAAATTTAAAAGTTGAGGGGCTTACTTTTGAAAGTTTTGCTTTTCTTTTTGCAACCACTTGTCTGAAAATTTCTTGTAAGTTTTCTCCATACTCAACTTCAGGATTCTGAATCATTGCTTGTAATTCAAAAATATTTTCAGACATAAGTATTTTTCTAAATTCTTCTGGGTCAATATTTAAAACTTTTCCATCACTTGTTTTATATTGATTTACAGATAAATCAGAAACACCAACATCAGGCAATTCATCTTCAGCGTCTTCTGCTACAGTTATTTCTGGCTGGCTTTTTAAAAATTCTTCAACAGATGGTACTTCTACATCTATAGAAATTTCTTGAGTAACAGGGGGTGGATTTTTCTTATAGTATTCAATACTTTGATTTATTTGGTTTATGGATTGTCTTTTCTGCTCTATTGCTTCGTCATTGACCATTATTGGCTCACCATCCATAGTTACAGGTATTCCTAAACGTTTTTTTGGTTTATTGTTTTCTATAAGTTCAGCCAACTCTTGTTCTGCGATTAACTTTTGTTCTTGTAATTCTGCTACAGCAGTATTTATTTGGCCACTTGTAGAGGTATCTTGTATTTTTATTTCATCAACACTAGGTAAATCAGGGCCAGCAGGTGTAACTTTTGGTAAAGTTCCAGATGGTGTAGTTATTGTTTCTGCTTGCGGTTCAGGTACAAACACTGCATCTGGGTCAATTACTGCTGGTGTGTTAACACTAGGATTTATACTACCGCCTGATTCTATAACAAGCTGTTCAATATCATTCATTGATAGCCCAGTTAAAGGAGCAATTCGTTCTTGAATATCAATTGAATTAAGTCCTTGTGATACGTAAAACTCAATAAGCCTACGTACATCTCCAGATGTGTATATGTTACTTCTTTTGGCTCTGCTAGAAATGTTGGGACCCATATTTACAGTAGCGCGTGAGCCGGGATTTACTACATCACCGTTTGCAAACATTCTTCGGTTTAAAATGCTCATTAGGCAGTTCCATAACCTTGAGGCATGCCTGTTCCGTAACCGCCATACATTTGTCCGTACGGCTGACCATACGGCTGACCATATTGATAAGTTCCTGGCATCTGATAATTACCTGGCATACCGTAAGCTGTATTTTGTTGTCCGGTTCCTTGTTGTTGGCCTTGCTGTTGGCCTTGTTGCTGTCCCTGCTGTTGACCTCCGCTTTGTTGCTGTCCAGTATAAGGGTTAGCATAATTACTATAAGAACTTAAGAATGTACCTAATCCTGCTGATAACGGGTCTCTAGGCATACCGTATGTAGTTCTTACGTCTGAACTGCCGCCTACATACTGTGGGGTAAATCCTTTTATAAATTCAAGTGATTTCATTGGTGCAAACCTATTTCTTTCATCTGCAGCGTAAATAGAATCTATTTCTCTTTGTTTCATTTGTCTTGATAAATCATCAAAACCTAAAAGTTCTTGTCTTTCATCTCTACCAAATTTTGCATAGTCTTCTGCCAAACTACCTATACCTCTGCCATATCCTGCATAATCTGAGGCTAGTCCTCCTAAATCACCAGACACGCCTCTTATATCACTTGATATATTTCTTCTAGCTCCAAATAAACTACTACCTAAACCTTGTTCAAATTTTGCTGCATCAGCTAAACGTCCTCTGCCAAATCTTGATTCAGCTAAAGCTCTGTCTTGTGCTGTTTGGAATCCTCCACTTCTTATTTTTCCTAAAACCTCCCCAAGACCTCTGCCTAAAGCAGCTCTTCTTTCGTCTGCTGTTAGTCTAGCTCTTGAGCCAAATGCTGATTCACCACCTCTTTTAATGTCAGCTGCTCTTTGTGCTGCATCTTCTATTTCACCCTTTTTAAATACATCATCAATAGTTTGTTGAACAACCTGTTCTTCAAATGGATTGTAAAAATTTGATACACTTCTAGGGTCAAAACCAGTTAGCGATGCTCTTAAATAATCTCTAGCTGCTGGTCCTTGTTGTCCAAAACTAGATGATAAATCTCCATAAGCACCTCTATAACCTGAAAGAGCTTGGTCAAGTAATTGTTTTCTATCTCCAATTGTGTCCATGCTTCTTAATAAAGCATCTTGTTGAAAATCTAAAAACGGCTTATAACCACCAATACCAGAATAAACAGATTCCATAGCTCTGTTTGCAAAAGGTGAAAATCCAGCAACACGTTTAGGTTGAAAAGGAGTGTCAAGATAACCTTTTTGCGCAGCTCTATATGCCTCACTAATTATGCCTGGACTATCTGGGCCTCCAAAGTAAAGCTCTCTTACAAATGGGTCACTTAATCTATCATCACGTGTAAAGCCAGTTATAATAGGTGAAACTTGATTCATTGCCATTTACACTGCCTCAAATATTTTCATTAATTTACGCATATTTTTTACCCCTTTTTCTCTTGATGGGCTTCCTCCTGAAATCATTTCTATACCTGATTTAGAGTTTTTTAAATTATATGCACCAGCGCCTCTAGTTGCTTTAGCAGTCATAACAAATTCACCATCACTTAACATAGCGGGTATGTCATCGCTAGTGCCTGTGCCTGGTCCTGAACTTTCTCCACCATCTCTTAAATCTAATTCAGCAACACCGCCTTTAGCAAATTTTAATTTAGGGGGCGCATTTCCTAAACCAAACTCTTGTCTAGTTCCACCAGTTCCTAAAGCCTGCGAAAGTTGGTATCTGCCTAGTGAATCCATTGTTACAGCCGGTGTTGCAGCCAATCCGCCTTGTCTTTCTTTAGCTGCGTCATAAACTACTTTACCTAGTAAAGCGCTTATACCAGCTGCTCCCATATTGCCTCCAAGCATTCCACCAAGTCCTCCGCTTCCTTGATTTACCCTGCCTTGAGGACCCGTGCCTAAAGCGTTTTCAATACTTTGCGGTAAAAATTTAGAGCTTAAAAATTGTAAAGGTGACTTTCCACTGCCAAGGAAATTACCTAAAAAGCCTCCTAGTCCTCCACTTCTAGATGAGCTTCCATATGAACTTCCAAAGGCAGTCATCATTTCATTCATCATTGTAGATGGGTCGTATAAATTGCCAGCTGAGTCTTGCATAAGTCCTGGAAAATCTGGACTATCTGTAAAAAAACTATTAAAAGCTTGTTGCTGTTCTGGATTCATTTGCGATAAAGCTTGGTAAGCATCATTTTGACCTCCTCCAGACATAAATGCAAAATTACCACCATGAGGCATACCTTGCTCTTCAAAACTAGGCATACCACCAGGCATACCGGGTTGTTGACCCATTTGCCCACCGAAGAATTTACCTATACCACTTCTTAAATTTGGCCCAATAGTGCCTCCAAAAACACCTTTTGTTCCAACGGCAGGATTAAAAAAGTTTTTTAAACGAGAAAATCTGCCAGTTGCTGCTGCTCCTGCGCCTGTTGCTCCTGCTCCGCCAGCCGCACCTGCGCCAGTAAGCAAATTAAATCCGCCTGATAAAGCTCCACCTATACCTGGGACTGCTTTAAGAGCGCCACTAATAGCAGGACCTATACCAGGTATAAACATACTTGCAACTCCTAAAACTGGAGCAGCTTTTTTAACTACTTTTTTAATTGATTTGAAAGCTTTTTTCAAAAAGCCAAATTCAGGCATACCTGTTATTGGGTTTATAGACATACCACCGCCTACAGTGTATTCATTAGGATTTAAACCAGCAGCTATCATTTCTTTTCTAATTCTTTGCTTTGTCTCTTCGTTGATTACAGGTGGTACAACCATTTCTCCTGTAGTAACGTGGGCCATAAACTTATCTCCATCACGTCCTAATGCTGCTATTCCTGTTCCGCTATTATCTATTTTGTTCATATCTTAATTTTACCTGCAATTTTGCTAAGTGTTAATATCTTTATCTATAGATGTTAACCAAAAAACCAATAAATATCTATCACCCTTGTTAACTGGTAACCCTCTATGCATATGTGTATAACTAGGAAATATTAATCCACTGCCTGAAGGTAAAGGCTCTATTACGCCTTTTTTCCAAAATTCAGTGCCTCCTCCCTCATAATCTCCCGTATTAAGAGGAACTACAATGCTTACATCTGAGCTAGCATCGTGATGCCAAGCACCTTGTTTTTTATCTTTTAAATTATAATTAGCTATTTGTATATTACCGCCGGTTACGTGCCTGTTCCAAATAGTCAATAATATGGGATTTATAAAAGAATCTACTACATTCATAAGTGATTCATACAGTTCAGGACATTTTTCGTTTAAAACTATTTCTGGTATTTGTCTTAAATTGTCTTCTTCTGGATTTGGCGTAAAACCAAAATGTGTTTGCATATTTTCTATTTCATCTAATAAAATTTTACAAAAATTTTTTGAAAACAAAGGAACGGTATATACATCTTTTAAGGGTTCTTCAATAACTTCTGTTAGTGGTAATTTTTCGGGGTTTTCAATACCCATGTTTTTGTAAAACTTTACAATGTTTGGCAAAGATTTTTTTGCTAAATTTAAAGTTTTTTTATTTACAAACCAATCAGATGGATAGCCAAGTATGATGTTTTTTAACTTATATTCATCATTAATTTCTTTTTTAGCTAACATATAAATATTCCTAAATTACTAGGCTACCGTTATATTTACTGTTATATCACCTTTGTTAATAACAGAAACAGCGCCTAAAGAAGCCGTAGCTTCAAAACCATTATTAGGGTTATTAGGAACATGTAGTTGTAACCATTTATTTCCTAGGTAAACTTGCAATACTTCCGCAGTAGTATTCCAAATCACATCACCCTCTAAAAAGTTTAATTGCGCAATCTCTGTTTCATTGAATTGCGGTGTTCGATTTGGGTCAAACTGTCCTAAGTTTAACTCAATTATACGAACTAATCTATTAAAAATTTCCCCAGTTACTTCGTTTTGCGCAAATGGCAAGCTTGTAGGTAAAAGTTTGGCCATTATCTACGTCCGTCAGATTTAATATCTAATCTAGTAGCTCCTAGTCTCCAACCTACACTGTCATTACCATTTACATCATCGTCATCTGACTCAACTCTTATAACTGCTTGTCTTGTTCTTGCTCTTAAATTTACTTGTCCTGTAGTAGAAGCTATTGAATTTGTAGAGTTTACTGATAAAGATTCACCTGGATTGTTTCTAGTTTTTATTACTACATTTACTTTACCGCCGTTTTCATTTGATAAAAATTTAAAATCAGGAAACATTCTTTGTATGTATGTAAATTGATTGCCTTCAGATAATTCAATGTCTGAACTTTCTATAAAAACTCCTGTCATAGGACTTCCGTCATTGTTAAAACCTGTTTCTTGTTGAAACAGGTAATTATTAAAAGTTGCTCTAGGATAATCTTCAATACCAGTATCAAGCCAAGCATGTCTTTCAAGCTGTCCGTAATACCATATGTTATCTTGATAATTATAAATAACGTATCTATCTATTTCAGAAGCTGAAGATGAGCAATAAAACCAACCAACTTCTGATTTTTCAGTTATAGAAAAGCCGTGGAATTTAAAAGATTGTGAAAAATTTATATCTCCATAAACATAATTATGTACTGAACAAGGTATTTTTTTTACAGAACCGTTATATGTATAAAAATTTGTTGATGACATCCAATAAATTGCAGAGGCTGTAGTAACAGCAGCTTTCGGACCTATTAACCCAGTTCCTTCATTAATTAAATTTACCGCAAAAGTAAAAGGTGGTCCAACAAACTGCATACTATATAAAGCAGTATCTGTCCAAATCAAAATTTCTTGTCTTGATTTTGTAGCACCTATTATTGAAGAACCTGAAGATAGTCTTAAACTTCCAGCAGTATTTGTAATTAAAGATTCAAATTCCAATTCATTTTCTTGGTCACTAAAAGCAATTAACATAGGGTCTACTGTTCCTGTTCTTGAACCAGATGATATAGGGTCAGCCCCCAAAACTATTAAGTGTCTGTCAATTTCTGATGTAATTACTTGTAATGCTTTGGTAGGTACTAAATTAGCGCCACTAATTTGAGATAGTTCTAATGCTCTTGTTGTCAAACCATTATTTTCAACCCACCTATAAATACCGCCAGCTCTAGGATTTATTATTAAATTTTCGCCAAAATTGTCATGTGTCCATAATCTTAACTGATTGGTGGCAGACAATGCTGTAGATGAGCCAAAAGAGCCTTCACCCCAAGCTCCTGCACCCCAACCTGTCGATGTAACAAAATCATCTAAACCTACATTTATTTGATATGTTCCAACGACAGATGAACCGCCGTTACCACTATCAGAAGAGTTAGCTAATACAGTAGCGCCAGAAGTATCTTTAGCTTCTATAGTGTAAGTATTAGCATTTACGACTGATGCTACTTGATATTCTTGATTTAATACCGCAGCAGTGATATTACCTCCTAAAGAAGATGCTCCACTAAATGTTACAAAATCGTTTTTAACAGCTCCGTGTGCAGTATCAGTTACATTAATAGTAGCGTCACTATTAGCTTCTTTGGCGAAAGTAACATCACCAGCAGAAGTCGTTAACCTAATTGGAGTTACATCTGAAAACGCATCACCTTCTTTAATGTAGTATTTTAAAGTTGTACCTAATCCTAAATATTTGCTACCCTCTAATGAGTTCCAACTATGCAAAGCTCTAGCTTTGCCTAAATAGGTATTGGAAGTTTCTTTAGCCCAACCCCCAAATTTTTCAGGTCTTCCTTTTCTAAATCTAACTAAATTTACATCAAACCAACCCCCAGAATTATCATAAGACGTTCCTTCTCTATTTATGCCTGGTTTAAAAATAAATTTATTTAAAGGCATTTTTAGACCTCATGCCATTCTTTGCCTTCAAACAACAAAGCTTCTGCTTCTCGCCTTCTAACTAAACCTTGTAAAACTTTACCACCAGCTTTATTCCATCTTTTTATTTGTGCAGGAATATCATTCCAATCTGGATGTGAACTATTTAACACCTTTAATAAAGTTGAATTTTTTAAGTTAGCTGGACCAAGATTAAATACCCATGAAACCATAGCATCAAATTCGTTTTGTTTTAAATTTTTATCAACCATATCATTTATATAGCCTTCGTATTCTTCCATTTCGTGTAATAACAACTCATCAGCTTCTTCTTGGGTAATAGTATCGCCTTCTTTTACATTTTTAGTTGAGCCATAACCTATTGTCCAAACTCCTGCTGCACATTTGTAAGCTTCAAGCTCACAACCCTCAAACTTTTTAATGAGTGATAAACCCTCTTGCGATATATTCATATTATTCTCCTTTGTCGCTGGTGTGAGATGCTCCGAAATAAAACGAAATAATC